CAGTTGTCCTGCAACAATATGGTTCGGATCGTACTCATAATATCCGAGTAGGTATGATTGACGGCCACCCGTAACAATAAAGTCCGTTACATCCAACCATTGAACCGATAGCGGCGTAGTATAATTGAAATCGAAAGTCTTGACCGGAGATTGCAATGATGTGTCGTACAGGTATAACCTTAACGACTGTGCGGCGTTTAGTTGCAGACCAATCTTTGTGATCTCCGCTTTGATTCCGTTTGAGTTACGCGGAGTAATCACCCATCCAACAAATCGGGCGTTTTTGGTTGCTAAATCCCGTACGTCGGCGGTTCCATTAACCACATCGAAGTTGGATAATATGTCCCGTGATCCGAGTTTCGTTTTGGCCTTACCGATGAACTCGCTAACCAAACTGGCAATTTCAGACTGCTGTACTCGGATCAGATAGTCACTGGCCGAGGTCTGATCATCGCTCAAACCTTTAACGATAATATCAAAGTCGATACCGGGAAGATCGTTTGCATATAGCCCGGATTGCGATACTTTGAGAGAAGCGGGCAGTTTCGGGTATAGTGAATTTGCGCTCTCTCTCCATCCCACAAGGTCACTACCGGCTGTTATAATATCTTCAATGCTGAACATATCCTTATTTTTGTGTCAAATTTAAGGATATGGGAACGGGTAGGCAATAGACCTAAAAACCCCGGATCGTTAAGGGCCAATCCGGGGCAAATCACAAAGTAAAGGAGAACTAATGGACTTGCGTGATATTTACGTTTTGGAACGCTAACCGCTATAAAGTAGCGCATAGCGACTCGTTAGTTGCAATACTACGACCGTGCGTTAATTGAACCATCGTAGCGTTGTTTCTCCTTGAAATCCTTTCTCCCAAACATACCAAGCATAGCAATTTGCCGAAGGTGTGTTATATTTTACAAAGTCTGCATTTTTAGCAAGTAATAACCTTGAACTACTTACATAAACATATTTTGGTGGGTTCGCAAGTAAAAATGGTTTTCGCCTTTGCCCCTCCAAAAATTGAATACGCATCAACATTATCACCTTGCTTCCTTCATCCACACAATCTAATGCGTGTTTACAAAATTTCATTGCATCACCGTAGGGTGGGTTAGTTAATATATCACCGTCCCAAACATCAGAGTAATAGTAGAAGTTACTTTCAGTTTGCCCATATCCTCTATCAATTAAATCACTTGCTCTACCAAGTAACCCTCTTTGTTCTAAAATTTTTGCCAAATGTCCTTCTCCACAAGCACACTCCCAAACATTTCGTAATTCAATACCTGTTTGGTCTAAAAATAATTCTAATGCTTTTGGGTCGGTAGCATAAAAATCATTTTTCTCTCTTTCTTCGTCAGAATGAGCAGTTGCCCCAAGTGTTGTAAAATCTCCTTTTTTCATATGGTTTTAAATTAAATTCGTTCTAAATAAAGTACTGCAACTAACACCGTGTATAAGCAATGGCACGGATAAGTTTTTGTTAATTTGAAAGTGTGTACAAGTGCCACTGCTCATACACAACACGTTATAATATTGACCTAAAATATTCGATCCTCCGCTTATTAACGTTCCACAAATTAAACCGTTCGTGTAAATCCAGATAGAGTTGTTCGCCCAAGTCCTTTGCCATGTTCGGGTTATCAATCAGCTTCTTCATGCACTTGAACCAATCCTTTTTACCGCAACGAATGCTGTTTTTGTCCGTTAGCCACTGTTTATAAGGCATCACATCCGAGCAAACAACGGCTTTCTTGAAAAATGCCGCCTCGACCAACTTCAGTTCGGACTTCATGGAATTGAACTTATTGTCAACCAGCGGTATCAGGCAAACGTCAATCAGGTTATAAAACTGCGTGTAGGTATCTGACGAAGCGGCACGAAACACGTTCAGCTTATCCTTGGTTTTCAAATTGGAGCTTAGGATATATGCGAACTGATCATATAGTCCTCCCGCTTGCCCATCGTGACCAAACAGGTTGATATTCCAGTTTTGAGATACATGGTTCAACTGCTCCGGCACACCCTCCAACAGCTTAATATCCGGCAAATGGCAGTGACCGCCGATCCACCCAAACCTGATTTTATCGGATTCGGACGGTTTCGGCTCGAACTGGATCAATGCGGGGTTGATCGCATTTTCCAGAATAACCACGTTTTTATTGATCCGCCTTATCTCATTGTATAATAGATCAGTAGTCGTTATCACATAGTCGAAATCCCGCAACGCCTGAATAAGAATGTTCGTGGTGTTGAATTTACGGTACTGCGGATAAAGCAAATGATCCTGCGGCACAATCCAGTAGTCATCGAAATCTATCACTACCTTAACCCCGGCTTTCTTTAACCGATCCAAAATGGGCATAATGCTCGTAAAATAGGCTTTCGATACGACCAGAATATCACACAACAGATCATTATAGTTGATTGATTCCGTAAACGTAACATCATCATCCAGTATCTCATGCGGCATTCTCAACCGATACAACCCGGTTCCACCATAAGGACGGGACTGCGGAAGCCAAACTTTTATTTCCATTCAATTTCGTGTTTACCGGTAAATAGTTTTGTGGTTGCACCCGGACAGGACGGATGGATCGAGTATTTCGATTCGATCTCTTCCCGACTGATCGGGTTCCATTTCATCCAAACCTCTTCAAACCACTTCATATAATCAAACTGCGGATAAATCAGGTTGTAGTAGCGCAATTTGCGGTACACCTGGTTCATGTAAACGTAGCTGTAATGATTGGGTCGTTGCGGTAAAACAAACCGTGTTTTGACCTCGTATGACGGTGTAGGAGGCCGGTGCGAAGTAAACTGCATACCCAGTACATATCTAAATACCCTCGGATTTAGTGCTTCATATCCCCAACCGTTGCCACCGATACCGACATACCCTTCATTATGCCAAAACTGGTTCATGGCAAACGAAACCATATCGGGTCGGTCGTGTTCAATGATTGTCATAATGGTCTTAAAATCATCTTTCGACAGAAACTCATCCACATCGAACGTAAAAATATAGTCCGTATCTGTGTCAACGTGGCGCAATGCTTCATTCTGCTGATCAACCTTTTCATCAAACACCAATCCACTTCCAGACGTATCACCATTGACAGAAAACCACTTTTTGGTAACTCCCATCTGGATATACGGATTGAACTGTTTGTAATGTTCCTTGAACTGGTCAAGTAGCGGGTGATCCGCTTCGCCGCAAATAGCAATTAGTTGAAATTTCATAGCGCTAAATAATCATGATTATCTTTATGAACTGTCCCGTATTGTAATGCCAAATAGTCGGCATATTGTTTCTCTTTATTCCCATGAAACTCTACCATGAGAATTTCCGGCCAGAACTGAAAGTTATCAATTACCTTGTATTCAGCTCCCTCAATATCCATCTTCACAATATCCGGAATACCAAACTTTTCCGTAGCCACCTCCAGCGTGATGCATCTTGCTTTAAACCATTCCGTCGTACCCTGCAAGTTTCCAATGGAGCAACTGACGTGGTTCGGGTCCTTGGGGTAGTAGAACTGTTTCTGCATTGACTTATGGTATAACCCCCAAGGCTTAAACTCAATGTGCGGAAACTGCTTCATGTACTCAATGCTTTTTGGTGTAGGATCGAAACAGATACATCGCACACCCATCCGCGCCATTTCGAGTTCAAACGAAATATCCTCACCTACCCCAAAGGTAAACATCAACATACCCTCGAATATCCGCTCGGTCGGGAAATACCGGCCACTAATCTCATTACCTAAGAACTCCATTTTGATATAATTTAAATGTTCCGTCGTCTTTGCAGTTATTAAACATATACTCAAGCATATATGAATGCCACTCCTGATTGTCGAAAGTAAGTTCAACGTGCAATATTTTACATAAATGATAAAATACGTGGTTCAGTTCGTGTACGATGATCGAGGTGTCGAAACTATTTACGTTCATTACAATTCGTGTTTCCCCTTTTAGTTCCGATAGATCAGTAGCATTAATTACCGCAACCTGATTCGGGAGGGTGTCTTCAAAATAAAATTCTTCACTTGCCCCATATCTATTATGGAAATGATTACTTAGGTTTTTTTGGTTGTTGCAAATCCAAATATCAACACAAAATTCAGTCGGATACAACTGGATCGTTTTAATTAAGCCGTCATTGATCTGTTTTTTTGTCATATCAAGAACTCCATATCTTTAGAATTTTATTGATCTCTTCAACTGGTTTCCTATTGAACGCCTGGCTATCAGGGTGACCACCGAACCAATGCAAAGCATAACTTTCCGATAAGTCCGGCTTTGCTCCTTTGTAATATCGCTTCATCTGGTCAGAGGTTTCAATCGGGTAAAAGTAGTTCATTGGAGTTTTAAACTCTTTATAATCAGTGCCTTTACTGATACGATCAGACCATAGCCAGTTCCCAACCTCGCAATATCTCGTTGCAGATCCGATCCGTTCCCGTACCATATCAGCCATTTCCTTCGCCACTGGGCATCGTTTGAACATTCCGACCACGCCAGAGTAGTTTATTTTGGTTCCTCCCCAAACAATGTCGTAATCCAATAGCGGATTGAACGACTTTATGAAGAGTTGATCCATATCGAAGTAGTATCCTCCATATTTATAGAGTGATTCCCACCGGATCAGGTCAGAGGCATAGTTCGGTAATATCCCGTCAACTGTTTCAATAATTGGATCGGGGATCAATGAGGCATAATCTTCACCCCTGTACGTCATAAACTCCAACTCTTCGGTTCCTGTCCAAGTCTTTTTAACTGAACAACCCCGTACCAAATGGAACATTATGTGCCAGTCCGGGTGAAGTTTATTGAATGTATCGTAACTCAACCATCTCAAATACGATAGTGGCGTTTCTTCCGACCAAATAAAGTGTGCAATCTTTGGAATACCAACCGGAAAACCCAGACGTTCCCGATCGGTAAATACCTTATTGTCGGATAACCCAATACTATTATTATGCCGGTACAGTTTATCGTATGGAACAATCCCAAAGTCAGCGTGTTCATGCCGGATGATGATTTCAGGAAAGTAGGTTATTCGGTTCAGCCTTTTTGCAATGATCTGATATTCAACATCGCAACGCAATGACTTATAAGACGGATGATAGACATACCCGAACCGGTCGTAATATTTCCGACCCATGATCTGCAATGTGTTCAGCCGGTCTGTCTGGTTCCCGTCATTGAACCACAAACAGCCATCCAGATCAGGATAAAACTGCTCCATCTTTTCCCGGATGATTTCATCGAAGCCATGAACCTTTGGGATCATATCATCGGAAACCACTACCAAAATATCCCAATCCCGTTCGGTAATACCATAGTTTACTGCTTCGATTTTTGAGTGACAATCGGCGACCTCCGTGGAACTGCTTTGATAGTTAAACAACAATTTCTGTATGACATCAGAATTATTCAGTTCAGGGTCATCTTCGTCAATAGTGACCAGAAACTCAAAATCCGACTTGTTATCCATCAGATCATAGTACAGGTTGAGCGTATTAAAAAACTTCTCCCTCCTTTCCCGGATCGGGAACTTGAACAGTATTTTATAGTTTATCATGAACCAAACTTTTCCAATATTCAAAACCTTTCTCTCTTACCGTGTCCCATTCCCAAGTGATATGTAGCGTCACCACGTCCGGTTTGCCCTTCAAGTCCTCCAATTTACCATAAAAATCAGACTTTATGATCGGAATGGGTGACGGCACAACGTTTTCACAAAGGATCCGGGTAAATCCGGACTCAGCTATCAATTTAGCCAGTCTGGTATCAATCACGTTGCAGCAAGGGATGAACGTGTCAATATAACAATCAAATTCATCCATCAGGAACGATTTACCCAATACCAGTTCGGTTGCTATATCCATGTCATCCATTCCCTCAAACTCGTCAAATACGCCAACCGTTCCGTGATTATACGGATCGTTCACCAGTAATTTACTCTTTTCGGTATAGCTATGTTCGCATCCATGCTGGCATATCGTAGCATTCGGTAAGTAGAACGAATGATTTACCAAACTGTATGTTGCCGGCACCACTCCGAGGTGAAACGGTGGCAATTCAGCCAGCATCCGGTCAAACATATCGAGCTGACCCGGTTGGATCGGTCTGATACCTGTCGGGTAATCGTCAACTCTAAGCATATTAATGAGCCTTGAAATTATAGACTGACTTAATAACTCCTATAATCTTTACCGTATCTGAAATGGCGGTTACGATTTCATTTATTGACTTATAAGCGTCGGGTGCTTCGTCAATGGTTTCAGTAACAACAGACGTGGAATAAACACCATCCATCGAATTGACAAAATCCGGCATATTGAGTACTTCCCTTGCCTTTGATCTGCTCATTAACCTACCCGCTCCGTGTGGAGCTGAATAATTCCAATCAGCGTTCCCTTTTCCAACACAAAACAATGACCCATCCCGCATATTTATCGGGATTAGTAAAACTTCTCCATTTTCAGCACTTACCGCACCCTTTCGTAAAATCATACGATCAAAGTCGATATAGTTATGGATCGTTTCAAAGCGATTTTCTTCAACAAACCCCATTTTTGATATGATCACATCTGCCATTGTTTCACGGTTTTTTACGGCAAATTTCTGAACTATCGACATATCATTCATGTAGTTATCGAAATCAACACCCGTCAAAACCGCTAAGTCTTTATCGGCAGACGGTTTCTTTATCTTCTTTATTTCTGAATCAATATCCTTTTCACGGCCTTCTTTTTTCAGTTTTTCAATCAGCGATTCCCTTACTTTTTTCATCTCATTCACATTCTGGAACGCCAAATCCTGATAATACTTGCAGACATCACCACCTAATTTACGGCTACCTGAGTGGATGATTAAGTAAAAATCACCGTTCATTTTTCCTACCTCAATGAAATGATTTCCGCCACCCAGCGAACCGATCGACAAAGATGCACGAGATAGATCGACGCCCTTATTAATCCGTAATCCTTCAAAATCAAATTTTGCTTTCGACTCAGTGTTTACGTTAAAGCCGCATGGGATATGTTCTTTGATAACTGCATCTAACCGTGCGAAGTCAATGGTTTTATTCTTTAGTTTCACCGTCAACATACCACATCCAATGTCAACACCTACCAAATTTGGAGTAACCCTATCTTTGATCGTCATGGTTGTGCCTACTGTGCACCCCTTTCCGGCATGAGCATCGGGCATAATCCTAATTTTAGAATACTGATAGGCCTCAAAATTAGCCAATCTTTTTACCTGTTCAAATGCTTCATACTCAAATGTTTCAGCGAATATTAGCGTTTCAACCCCCACGTTATTTTTAATTATTTTATTCATACGGCAAAAACCCTTTCGATCCGACTGTTTGGTTAAACAGCTTTTCGTTTGACTTGATAATTTTGTTCTTTTCGGCTTCGGGTATCGTGGAAGCACCAACCCAGTTATTACCATTATGAAAACCGTTCCATTTAAAGCCATTATAGCCACCCTGCGCATCCATCGACCAAATGTATTCAGTAATGTTTTTAGGCGTAATATAAGGGTAAGGAATAAGCCCTGTGCGGTATAT